CACCGGGCCAGCCGCACCTGTTTCTCCTTTCGGTCCCTGTGGGCCTGCCGGGCCTGCCGCACCGGTATCTCCCTTTGGACCCTGTGGACCTGCATCTCCCGTCAGACCGGTCTCTCCCCGCTCTCCCCTGTCGCCTTTCGGCCCCTGCGGGCCTGCCGGACCAGTATCTCCTCTCGGCCCCCTTTCACCGGTTGCCCCTGCCGGGCCGGTGTCGCCACGCTCTCCTTTATCTCCCTTCGGCCCCTGAGGACCCGCGGGACCCGGTTCCCCCTTTGGCCCGGGAGGCCCCACCACGGTGGGGATTCGGTTTACGGCCTCTTCCGCCGCTATCCTGCTTTGTTCCGCTGACTGTGCGCTTTCTGCTGACTCCCGGGCTTTTTCTGTTGCGGTCGTTGCATCCCTGGCTGCATTACCGGCTGCACTTTCTGCCGTCTTTCTTGACAATTCAGCTTCTGCTGCACTTTGTGATGACTCACTGGCTTTTTGAGCGGCCGCAGAGGCCGAGGACGAGGACGCTTCCTCTGACTGCTTTGCAGCGGCTGCACTTTCTGCCGCCTGCCGGGCTGACTCCGATGCCTCCCCTGCTGAAGTGTCAGCATTTGCAGCGCCCTCTTCTGCCTGACTGGCTGATATGCCGGCATTCCTCGCTGACGTCTCCGCCTCTCCGGCATTCTTCTTCGCCTCCTCTGCGTGACGCGCCACCTCTTCCACCATCAGTTCAAAACGGCGCAGTGCCTCCGGCCGGACGTCATCCTCCGACATGGCACCGAGAAAATCATTCAGCGTCCCCGGTTGAGAATCTTCATACACGGTGATGGTCCCGGCATGTGACGGCGGGAAGCCCTCCACCAACAGAATGACGCTGTACTGACCGTACTCAACGTCCATGCTGTAACGACCGGCTTCATCCGGATTTTCAGAGGCCACCGTATTCACCACCACCGTGCTGCTGGTCCGTCTGGCTTTCAGTTGAATGGTGCAGTTCTCTACCGGTTTTCCTGTGCCGTCTTTCAGTACACCTGAAATCTTTACTGCCATATTCACCCCACAAAAAAGCCCGCCTGAACCGGCGGGCTGTCATAACACTGTGTTACCTGGCTAATCAGAATTTATAGCCGACACCCACGATGAAGCCGTCAGTGCGCCAGTCGCCACTGCCGGAGCCTTCATAAGCAATATCAATGGCCACGGATTCGGTCGGGTTAAACTGCACGCCAGCTCCCCACGCCAGAGAGGTGTCGCTGTGGCGACCGTCATCACTTCCGGTCAGCACATCGTGCGTTTTCCCCTTGTTGTCAGTTACGCGAAGATAATCCCCGGAGAAAGTCGACACACGGCTGTAAGCCACACCCGCCATCGCATACGCGCTGAACCATTCATTCACGCGCACAGACGGCCCCGCCATTACGCTGAACCAGCGGTTACGCACGGAATCTTCATGCCAGCGGGTATCGCTGTAACGGGTAAGCTGGCGATTCTTGTCTCCTGCATAGCTGAATGACGTCACCAGCCCCAGCGTGTCCGTGAATTCATAACGGTATTTCACGTTAATCCCGTTAAGATTATCGCTACCGGGAGCGTTCGTCCGGGCATGAAGATACCCCGCGCTCAGCGTGGCCTGCTGCTCAGACGCCCATGCAGGCGCACCGGATACGGTCAGACAAATGGCTGCGGACAAAATGGCGGCATAAAGTTTACGCATAATTACCTCTCGCTTTTCTGCAATAAAAAAAGGCGTCATTTCTGACGCCCGTTCTGGGTTATAAAATTCAGCTGATACTGATACCTGCTGTGGATTTTTTCATCACCACAACCAGCAGATCGCTGATACTTGCTGTGGGATACCAGTTATTTACCAGCCATGCTGACACCGAAAACTCCAGCGTCATGTGACCGTGACCGGCAGGCATATCAATAACGCCACTGTAAATCAGCGTATTATCCAGCGCGGTACGGTTATAAATTTCAGCACCGTTTTTCCGCACTATCAGACGGCATGAGGAGTAAATATCAGTATGCTCTCTCTCATGTTTAGCGCCGCTGAATGCCACCGCCGGAATAACAATTTGCCGGTCAAACGGCTGATCGTCATAAACCCTGACGGTAATGGTCCCTGATGGCCACCGCTCCGGTGCACGGGAATCCCGGGGGAAAGCTTTGCCCACTGTTTTAACGAGATCGCCTTCAATCTGGTTCGCGGACAGTTTTCCCAGAACCCGACAGTTCTCGTTAATCGTGACGTTGTTGAGCGTCCCGGAATTCGCATTCACGTTACCGCTGATATCAGCATTTCTTGCGGTCAGCCTGCCCTCCGGCGTCAGGGAAAACGTCGGGGGATTGCCGGACGAGGTGATACTCACCGCAAACAGCCGCTTCAGGAACACGTCGTTCATGAACAGCTGATTCCCCTGCGCCACAAATAACGGCGTGCTGTTGCCGTTCTCCGGATTTATCATCGCGATACGGTCAGCCAGCAGCAGTATGTTGCTCAGTGGCTGGCCATCAGTATCCTCAATCCCTGCACCAATCCCGGCCACATAGGGAATGCCGTCTTTCGTTTTTTGAACCTTCAGCATGTACAGCGCAGCCAGGTCATCATTTGTGTCCTTCTGCACGCGCTGTATCTGCTGTATGGTGGCGCTCTGGTCCTCCAGCGTTTTGTTGACCGTCTGTGTGATTTCATTGCGGGTTTCCGTGATGCTGGTCTTCATCTCCGCCATCTCATCTGCAAGCTGGCTGTTATCTATCAGTTCCCACAACCCCTGAGCCAGATGCGTTTTTCCTATTTCTCCTCTGAAAAAGTCCAGATACCCTTCTGCATCATTGCTGGCCTGCCCGCTGGCTTCCACAAACGCAGACTTGCCCACCAGATTGACGCTGCGCACGTAAAACCAGAAATCCTTCCCGGGCTTAATGTGCGGGCCGGATACACTCCACTGACTGCCGGTCCCCAGATAACGGGCAGAGGTTTCCACCTGAGATGTGTCTGCGATTTTTGTCTCCGAAAACCAGAACTCAAACTGTACCGTCGGGTCATACACCGCAAGACGCGGGACCGCCGTTATCTGAAAATACCCCGGCGTCAGTTCAATGGTGGCGGGTTTTGCTGGCGCGTTAATCCGGAAGGTGGTGGTGGCCGGTTCGCCCTGCTGGCCATAACTGTTAATTGCCCTGACTGTCAGGGTGTATTCCCCGAGCGGCAGACCACTGGAACGATGCTCTGTATCCGCAGTGATGGCGGTGGTCACCAGACGGCTGTCTTCTCCGCTTCCGCTGGTCAGTCGCAGACTGAAGCGCACCCCCTTCACCACCCGCGGCGTGTCCCATTTCGCCTGTGCCAGATACTGGCCGTCAGCCGCGCTCACCTCCACCGTGAGGTGCTGCACTGCCGGTGGAATAACGCTGTTCAGGGTGCCTGACTGCGGCTCAAAGCTGGCCCCGTTATCCACGATGGCTTCCTTTTCCGGTACGTGCTGCACCGCCGTGATGGCAAAGGTGCCGTCCGTGTTTTCCCGGATGGAGACACAGCGGAACAGGCGACGACGCAGTGACGGCAGGGAGAGTCCCCATACACCGTATGTCTCCACACCATCAGGCAGGGTGCTGACCTGTATCCGGTCCGGCGCGGGGTGTGCAGTGATGGCCACGCTCACCGGCTTACCGCTGCCGTTAATCAGGTTCACCGTGGCGGCACCTGTCTCCGGCAGGGTCACCTCACGGTCCAGTGTCAGGGTGCGGCTGGCGGCATCGATGGACAGGATACGTCCGCCGGTCATGGTCCCGGCATAGTCGTTATCACAGATTTCAATAATGTCTCCGGGTGTGTGACGCAGCCCCTGTGACCCGAGCGTGAAATCCACCGTCTGCGTTTCCAGCAGTCCGGTCTTTATCACCCACAGCCCGGCACGGTGGGCCTGACCGCGACTGGTGCAACCGAACGCATCCATCTTCAGCAGGTTGCGCCCGTAGCGCAGTATGGCTTCCGGGTCTTCCACCAGTTCCGTGGAGGTCTGCCAGCCGTTCTGCGGGTCGGTGTAATTCACCTCCACCGCCGTGTGCCGGTCCTTCAGGGCACTGAAGCTGTAGCGGAACCCCACGCCGTTATCATCCACCACCACATCGCTGTTGGTGTACGGCCACACCACATCCGACGGGCGGTCCTGAACGAACGTCAGCGTCTGGCCGTTCCATACCGGCATACAGCGCATCGCCGAGCAGAAATCACTGAGAACGTCCCACGCCTTACGCTGTTGTGACAGGTATGCATTAAAGGTCATCCGCGGCTCTGTGCCCCCGAAGCCATCCGGGACCGTCTGGTCGCAGTACTGCGCAATGGCATACAGCGCCCATTTGTCCACGTCTGCCGCCCCCAGACGTTTTCCCATGCCGTAGCGCGGGTGAGTCAGCATGTCCCACAGGCACCAGGCCGGGTTGTTGCTGTATGCCGGTTTCAGGCTGCCGTCCCAGATACCGCTGTAAGTGCGTTTTTCCGGGTCGTAGTTTGACGGCACCTGGATGATGCGACCGCGGATATGGTAGTTCACCGTCATCTGCTGACCGCCGAACTGCTCCGCATCCACCTGCAGCCCCACAATCGCCGTGTTCGGGTAGCACTGTTTCACATCGATGATTTCGGTGTATGACGACCACAGCGTTCTGTTCTGCAGCTGGTCCGAGGTGCTGTCCGCCGTCTCCCTGACCATCCGGATGTTAAAGGGGCGGGGAGGCAGATTATCCAGAATCACCGACGCCAGAAACTGCGAGGTGGTCTTGCCGTTAATGGTGACATCCTTTTCCGTCACCCAGTTACCGTTACGCTGCAACTGAATCAGCAGTCGGACAGAAGAGGGATTACGGTCGCCCTTTGAGGTGGTCTCCAACAGTGACTGCACCCCGAAGGTGACCCGCAGGCGGTCAATGTTCGCGGATGTAATGGTGCGCGTTACCGGCTTTGCCTTCGTCACTTCCACGCCCAGTCCGGTTTCCGCTCCGGAGGACTCAAAGCCTTCCGGTGGTGTCTGCTCCTGCTCCCCGGCGCGCCAGACCGCGGTCACACCGTGTATCACAGGATTGCCGTCCGTGTCCGTCAGCGGGGTTTTGTTCACCAGGATACTCTGCAGCCCCTTCACCGGGCCTTCAATCGGCCCTTCACCAATGGCATCAATCACGCTCATCATCTGCGTGGACTTAAGATTGTCCTTTGCCTCTACCGGCGTGTGCGCCTTGCCGCCACCTTTGCCCATTGTCTCACCCTTTACTGTGATAACTGTTACGCACAAAAACAACAGGCATCCCGGAGGATGCCTGTATCATGACTGAATAAAAATTCTGAATATCTTCACATTTTCACAAACTGACTGTGGCGCTAATAATTTCTCTGCGTTAATGTTTTTTGTCGTGACATAAGAATAATTCCTTACACTCAATCTTCGTAACGCTCCCGCAGTTCCTGTCCGTGAGCACTGCGGGATTTTTTCGCTTTTATGCCTGCCGCCCGATAACCACCACCTTCCCGCCACCACCTTCATCACGGGTGCTGATGTCCTGGGAGATTCGCCGGGAGCCAACCAGCATTTCACCGTAAGGCACCGGCATCGGGTTCCCCTGGGCAATCATGTTGTCCAGTGACGAAAAATACGTGTTCTGTTTACCGTTATCCGTACTTTTGTACTCCGGCGTCTTTGCCTTCGGGGCCAGCATCTGGGCCACACCGCCCAGTATCATGCTGGCACCCAGTGAAAACAGCATCGTGGTGGCAGAAAAACCACCGGCTGCCAGGGCTGAACCCCATAACGCCATTGATGCCCCGGCAGTGAAGAACGACCCCACGATGGCCGCCGCCCCCAGCACAATCTGCAGTCCGCCTTTCCCTGCACCGGCCAGTCGCGGCACAATGTGGATGACCGTTCCCTCACCCAGCTGTTCGTGAAGACGGGCGTACACCGCCTCCGGTGCCGTGTCCTCACCGCGAATACGTATCTGGTACCAGCCTTCGTTCATCT